AATTCACTTCAAGAACTTTATTGTTATAATAATTATTTAAGTGTATTACCTGAACTTCCAAATTCACTTCAATTATTTTGGTATTATAATAGTAAATTGATTAAAAAAATTAAACATGAATATTTTATTAAAATTATTTATTTATGATTTTTTGTCTAGAATGATGTTTATGATAAAAAATTGATTTTTCTTTTTATTTATATTAGTTATATTAGTATTTCTAGAATGACAATCACAATTAAATATCAAAATGATGATAAAAAATATAATTTTAATTCATTTGAAGAAATTATAAATTATTATAAAGTTGTTTGTATTTATTGTGCAAGTAATCAATTAAGTGTATTACCAAAACTTCCTAATTCACTTAAAGAACTTTATTGTGCAAATAATCAATTAAGTGTATTACCTGAACTTCCTAATTCACTTCAAAATCTTTGGTGTTCTTTTAATCAATTAAGTGTATTACCAAAACTTCCTAATTCACTTACAAAATTTTCATATGGATATAATCAATTAAGTGTATTACAAGAACTTCCTAATTCACTTGAAACACTTTATTGTGTAGATAATCAATTAAGTACATTACCAGAACTTCCTAATTCACTTAAAGAATTTTGGTGTTATAATAATCAATTAACAGGATTATCAAAACTTCCTAATTCACTTCAAGAACTTAGGTGTGGAGGTAATAAATTAACAGGATTACCAAAACTTCCTAATTCACTTCAAACACTTTATTGTAATTTTAATAAATTAAGTGTATTACCAGAACTTCCCAATTCACTTCAAATACTTTGGTGTGAGAATAATCAATTAAGAGTATTACCAGAACTTCCTAATTCACTTGAACAACTTTATTGTTATAATAATCAATTAAGAATATTACCAGAACTTCCTAATTCACTTAAAGAACTTGTGTGTAGTCATAATAAATTAATCAAAAAAATAAAACATGAATATTTTATTAAAATTATTTATTTATGATTTTTTATCTAGAAAGAGATATATAATAAAAATTGATTTTTCTTTTTATTTATATTAGTTATATTAGTATTTCTAGAATGACAATCACAATTAAATATCAAAATGATGATAAAGAATATAATTTTAATTCATTTGGAGAAATTATAAATTATGATAAAGTTGTTTATATTTACTGTAAAAGGAATCAATTAAGTGTATTACCTGAACTTCCTAATTCACTTCAAGAACTTTATTGTTTTAATAATAAATTAATAGTATTACCAAAACTTCCTAATTCACTTCAAAAACTTTTGTGTTCTTGGAATCAATTAAGTGTATTACCAGAACTTCCTAATTCACTTCAAATTCTGGATTGTTCTGATAATCAATTTAGTGTATTACCAAAACTTCCTAATTCACTTAAACAACTTATATGTTATGATAATCAATTAAGTGTATTACCAAAACTTCCTAATTCACTTTCAAACACTTTATTGTGAAAATAATAAATTGATTAAAATTATTTATTTATGATTTTGTGTCTAGAATGATATATAAATTAAAAAATTGAATTCAGATTGCCTAATATATTTTTTTAACTCAAAAAACAAAAATACAACGATATGAATCGATTGCTATGTATGATATTATTTATTTTATGTTGTTTTATAAATTTTAGGACAAAATATGATGTATATATATTAACAAATGCTACTATATTTTCAACTAATATTAATATTATTTATAAAATTAATGAAAAACCTTATCAGAGAGTAATATGTAATTTTACATATCAAATTCCAAATAATCAAATAAATTATGGAAGTGTTGAATATAATAATATAAGTATTTCTAATTATAACAATCAAATAATAAATGTTTATTATAATAGTGAAAATCCATCAGAGTATATAAATGCTAAAGATTATAATAAAACACAAATATTGATTAATAATTACCAGAAAAAATATGATTCATTAATCCGATTTACGTATTCAACTATAATCATATTATTATTTTATTACATAACTAAACAACCTATTAAAAAAGACAACAACTTAGATGAGCAAACAACAGAAACTGACAAGAATAAGGATGAAAATAATAATCAAACCAATTATAATCAAACTAATAATAAGTTGAAAAAATATCAACGTAAAAAGATAGGTCGTGATATTATTAATTATAATACAGACGATCGCATTTTATTTGATTATGATTTGGATGATGATTCACTATATATGAAATTTGTAAATAATTTTTATGATCCAAAACATTATAGAAATAAAATGAGATTAGAATCAAAGAAAAAAAATTGATTATAAATATTATATTACTGATTATTATTTTACATAATAAAAAATTTACCTAAAATCAATATAATGTATTTGAATACTTTGAAATTATTTACAATTGTATTTTTAATAGTATTGTTTAGTCCATATGTATGTATATTTCCATATGGTAAAGAATATTGTTATATTCAAACAACCGCATCAATAGACCATATTGAAGTTCATAATAGATGTTCTGATATGATATCATATCATTTTAGTCAAGATTTTAATTTTTCAAATAAAAATACAATTAATTCATTAATTAATTTTGAAAATCAAGCATGTTATAAATGGGTATTTCTCCATTTTAAATATTTAATTACCAATGATGACATAACCATTGTAAAAATAAATAAATTAAAATTTCTAATTAACAATTTTACAGATTTATTGACATATAATAAATCATTCCCAATTTATTATGATCGTTATCACAATTCAAAAATAATAAAGGAAAAACTAGATTCACAATCTTTCCCTGTATTATTTACATATTTGATTTTATCAGTTTTAACTACATTATTATTAATTCATATTTTATTAATATTATATTATAAATCCACTATGTTTAATGATGTAAAATCAAAAAGATTTAATGACTTCGATTTTTCAAAAGAATATCTTACAGAAATCGACTAAATTATATATCATTTTTTTATTTATTTTTTCCTCAGTATATCATATTATGATACATCCCCTATATATAAGGAAAAATCCCATAATGAATAGATAATTAAATTTATATTTATATTTATTGTGCGTTTATTTTAATAAAATATTTATATTTATAAATATTGAAAATGGCTTCTTGGTGTAATGGATAGCACACTAGACTTTGAATCTAGAGATATGAGTTCAATTCTCATAGAAGCCTAAATAACCCGTCTTGGTGTAATGGTAGCATTTTTGGCTGTAGTCCGAAAGGTTCTGGTTCAATTCCAGAAGATGGGAATGCTTGGTGATGGTCTGGAGACCTATTCACTCTGATATGGTGTATGGACAAGTTCGATTCTTGTACCAAGCTAAATAATGAAAGAATATTTAATAAAAGTAAATGACTTCTTGGTGTAATGGATAGCACACTAGACTACGAATCTAGAGATATGAGTTCGATTCTCGTAGGAGTCTAAGAAAGGCATTATAGTTCAATGGTAGAATGTTGGTCTTGTAAACCAAGGATTAGGGTTCAATTCCCTATAATGCCTAATTTTATTTTCTACTAAATAAAAGTAGATGATACATTCTAAAAGAAAAACTAAGCGGAACCATACAAAACGACATACAATTTTTAGGGATGATAATAAATATGTAAAATTATTAAAACATCATAAATATTGTATATCACCTATTTTGGAGGGGTCTCTTGGTAATTGGTTATTTGAGATAGCGACAAGTTTAAGTTATGCGAAAGACAGTAATTGTAAAGCTATTGTGGAAGATGTTAAACCGAAATCAAGAGAAACACGTAAACAAGTTGGGCATAAATTTAGTAAATATCCAGAAGAAATTCCTATTGAAATATGTGATATGTTTCCGAATTTAGATTGTATAAATGAGAACAAGTATTATTTTAGAGATATAGTCAAACCAAATTTTATAGGTGATGTTGTTAATATACCATTAACAAAAAGATGGATGTATAAAATAGATAGGAATGTTCCATTTAAGACATATGGGGTATTTGCTTCAAAAACATTTTTTGATCACAATAGGGAGGAAATTTTGAATAAATTTGAAATAAATTCGGTTGTTGGAGAATATTGTCAATTAAAATATAACCATATATTATTAAATCCGAAGACGGTTTCATTACATGTTCGTCAAGGAGATAAAAAAAAGTTAAGTAGTAGTGGTAATAAAAGTTTTTGTTTAGATCAACCAGAATATTATAGTAAAGCTTTAAAATATGTTCCCCGAGACGCAACAATAATTATATTTAGAGAATATATTGATAAAGAATGGGTCAATAAACATATTATTCCATTAATGGAGGATAATGAATATAAATATTACATAATTGAAAAAGAACCACCAATTGTTGATTTGTATTTAATGTCACATTGTTCACATAATATAATTGGATATTCAACATTTGGATTTTGGGGTGCTTATTTAAATAGAAATCCAAACCAAATTGTTGTTTGTCCATCAATGTGGGAACATTTAAAAGATCCTTTTAAAATAGCTATTTATTTAAAAGGCTCCAATTTAGATGTACCTAATGAATTTAGAATGCCTGAGAAATGGATACGCATAAAAACTAAATGTTTTAACGAAAAATCATCATTTCGGTCAGGTCGGGGGGTATCAACAAAAAATTGATTTGAAAAAATTTCGATATAAGGAATACCAGATAATTATATATAAAAATATATTAATATATCTAACATTAACTTTTTAAAACAAGTTAAAAGCCTCTATATTTCAACGGATAGAATGATAGTCTTCTAAACTATAGATCTGGGTTCGATTCCCAGTAGAGGTAAAAGATGATGAAATGTCAATGATAGCATACTTGCCTTCCAAGCAAGAAGACTGGGTTTGATTCCCAGCATCATCAAACGTAATCACACAGCAATTATAATTGTCAATCTGAAAATTTGATTAATAAATGATTACAGAAATAAAAACAGCTCCTATAGTCCAACGGTTAGGACGCCAGGCTTTTAACCTGCGAAATCTGGGTTCGAATCCCAGTAGGGGTAAAATAGTTATCTCACAGCAAAAAAAATATTAAAAGGTATTTTAAACACAAAAGATAACTGAAAAACAGCTCTTATAGTCCAACGGTTAGGACGCCAGGCTTTTAACCTGCGAAATCTGGGTTCGAATCCCAGTAAGAGTAAATGTTCCCGTCGTCTAGTGGTTAGGACGGTAGACTGTTAATCTATTAACCTGAGTTCGAATCTCAGCGGGAACTTATAACTATCTTACAGCAAAAATATATTAAAAATACAAAAATTTTTAAAAGATAGTTGAAATTATAATAAATAAGTAATCATACAGCAAAAACACAAAACCATTGGGATTTAAATATTGAAAGATATTTATATATATAAAATGATTACAGAAACAATAAGCTATTCTACAGCAATAAAGTATATTAATACAAATTATATATTAAAAATTATATATTTTAAGGATAGTTGAAAAAAGCTCTTATAGTCCAACGGTTAGGACGCCAGGCTCTTAACCTGCGAAATCTGGGTTCGAATCCCAGTAAGAGTAAAATTGTTATCTCACAGCAAAAAAAATATTAAAAGGTATTTTAAACACAAACGATAACAGATACCGCCTATATGGTCTAATGGTAAGGATATTGTGCCTTCAACACAATGGTCTGGGTTCAATTCCCAGTATAGGCTTTCTAATGTAATCATACAGCAAAATAAATACAAATATGTTTATATTAAAAATGATTACAGATTACGGGATGATGGTGTAAAGGGAGCATAACAGATTGAAACTCTGTTGATGAAAGTTCGAATCTTTCTCATCCCAAAGGGACTTTAGTTAAATGGTAGAATACTTGGTTTGGGACCAAGTGATCCAAGTTCGATTCTTGGGAGTCCCTAAATGGTACTGTGGTGGAATTGCTAGACACAATAGCTTGCTAAGCTATCGCCAGTAATGGTATACAGGTTGAAGTCCTGTCGGTATCGAATGATGTTGTGGCGGAACGGTAGACGCGTTAGCCTTGAAAGCTAATTCCATTTTGGAGTGCAGGTTCAATTCCTGTCAACATCGCCATCTTCTGTAGTGTAATGGTTAGCACACTGGTCTTATAAGCCATTAGATTGGGTTCGAGTCCCAACAGAAGAAAAATTTATATATATTAACCATCTTCTGTAGTGTAATGGTTAGCACACTGGTCTTATAAGCCATTAGATTGGGTTCGAGTCCCAACAGAAGAA